TTAAAGTTTACTGATAGGTTAAGGTTGGATATTAAAGCTGGCGCTCGTGAGATGTTTAAGCTAGGTAAGCGTGACGCTACTATTGAGCTAGGTAAAACAAAAGATTACGCCTTAGATGAAGAGGAAGCCTTTGATCAAGTAGTTAAAAACGCTCCCTTACTAGCGACACAAGCGATTAACGATGATATTCTAAAAGCTGTTAAACTAACATTATCAAACGGGATAGCATCGGGCTTATCACAAAGCGATATTATCGGGCAGTTAAAAGAAATCTTTGAGCCTTATATAGTAGCTTACGACGGTTATAAGCTAGACGCTGTTATTAGGACTAATTACGCTACTGCATATAACCAATCTAAGATGGCTTATTTTGAGCCAGCTAAACAAGACGGCACTATATACGGTTATCAATTCAGTGCTATCATGGACTCACGCACAACTGAGATATGCGCTTCTTTAGATAACAGGATATTCAAAGCTGATAACGTGGGTGATATAGAACCACCTTTACATATGCAGTGTAGAAGTACGTTAATTCCTATACTTAGAGACGAGATAGAAAACAAGCAGATATTCGGTGCTAGTAAAGACGAGAACGCTAAGTTCTTCCCTAACGATAAGTTTAAGGAAAGCTCTAAGCCGTTGACATCTTTTGAATCGAGGCCAGGTGGGTTCTGGGTTAAGAAATGAGTGCGCCAGGTGTAAGGCTTTACGATGAGGATAGTGTACCGATAAACACAACCAATCCTTTACCTGTGTCTATATCAGAAGACTCTTTAACTATAACAGTTGAGATAGGTTCTTTAGTTGATACAAATTATTCCAATATACAGAAGATAGAAAACGCTACAGATTATACTTTATCAATTACATTAGCAAACCCTAACACAGACGAGGAGCGAGTTAGTGAAATAATATATAGCTCAGTAATTGCATCGCTAACAACTACAGAAACATATACTTATGGTGGTAATACCGCTACAGGGTTTTACGTTAAATCTATAGCGAGGACATAATGAATTTCGTTGAAGTAATATATAAGCACTTAATGGGAGTTTTAGGGCATCATAAGAAAAAAGACATTATAGGGTTAAGGGATACGGACAGCCCTACTTTCGCTGGCTTAACTGTAACAGGGGTTGCGGATTTATCAGTTGAGATAAAAAACATGATTGTTGTAGATGAGTCTGTGCAGAATATAGCAGGTGTTTCATATAAAACGTGGGCATTAGCGGACGCATGGATAACCGCAAACGTAACACCTTCACGAACTAACGTATGGGGTATTGAGATACACGGCACTAACGCAGAAGATGTTATCGTAAGGGCGTGGGTAACTATTCAGGGTATGGCTTCTACAATCCTTACAGGGAATGTAACTTTTGGTGGTGTAGATTATACATACTATAACGCTTATACAATTAAGGATTGCACATTAAACAACTTTACTGGTGGTGGGCTTGGTACTGCGACAGGCGTATTAAGACGCTGTGAAATGCGTGGTGGGACATCTACTACAGTATTTTGTATATTAGCTGATTGTTGGGTAGTTGAATGGACATCAACAACCCTTTTATTCACAGCATATTTCTTTTGTAGCATTTACGGTGTTGGTGCAGGGGTGATAATGGATCCCACTACTGTGATGATTAACGGCTATATCACAAACGCAGATATTAGCGGTGGGATATTTACAAATGCGGATATAGCAAGTAATGATTTTAGTCTTGACGATGATTTAGAACTTAGAAACTGTTATCTTGAAGATAATATTGATGCGTCTACATCATCAACGGCCGTGATAGTATCCTTGCTAAATTCTACAATTAACAGTGAGACTATAACTATCGGGACAGGGAATACATTATTTACTGGTGGAGATATTACAGGATTGAGTATAGATAAAGATGGTGGTACATGGTTAAAGGGTAACGGATATTTTACTGATGTTATTACTTATGGTGCTTCTTTATTTAACGCTGGCTCCCTAGACAAAGATTGGACGTTAAATAAAAATACTTCTGGTGTAGCAATTAAATATGATGCAGGGAATGATACTACACAAATTGGCTTAGCAGGTACTAACTACTCTGAATTTGAGGCTAATGGTATGTTAGAATTTAACGGGACTGCTACTGTTTGGAAAGATATTAATATGGGTTCGGCACAACTTTCAAGACCATCATCATCACAGCCTGATATTGAAAGTTTCGTTGATGAAGCTGGAGCAGATACAGGAATAGAAACATACGGTTTTGCGGTAGGTGAAAAGGTACACGGAAGTTTTGAAATACAACACGATTATAAACAAGGTTCGGACTTTACTTTTCATGTTCACTGGCAAGGGATTACAGCACCTTCGGGAACTGATAACGTCCAGTGGCGATTGACTTATACGGCTATGAGAGATGGCGCAACACTAGACGCTGTTACTGCAGTAGATAGCCCAGATGCAACGATTGATACTCAATACATGGCAGTCAGAAGTGACTTTAATGCAATAACAGGAACTAATTATTTAATAGGCGATCAGTTTTTATTTACTTTGGAAAGAGTGGCCTCAACTGGGGACGCTTACGCAGGGGATGCTTTAATCGCTACGGCTGGTATTCATTATGAAATTGATACGGTTGGTTCAAGATTAATAAGCACGAAGTAAGGAGTTAATTATGAGAAGCACAGAACGATTAAAAATATTACATAACTTAGTAATGCAAGGTAAAGGCGATGTTATCGAAAAGGTTGTCGCATGTAAGGGTGATTTTGAAAAGGAAGTTAAAATACTAGAGAAATATAAATAAACGCTTTTATATGTTATAATTAAAGAGTCTAAACAGTTCAGACACAAACCCCAATAAAAGAGAATCAAAACTAAGGAGTATATAATATGCCTAAACAGGTTAATTATAATTATTTAGAGTCTGACCTAATCGATAAATATATCAGAGTAAATAAAAAAGAGATTGAGTCTTTTAAAGAAGGCACTATAGGCATTACTGAACTATCCTCTGTTGACGGAATCTTTGCATTGGTTGGTACTACTATAGGCGACGAGAGCAAAGCGATTTATCAATACTTATTCACTAAGAATACATGGACAGAAGATACCGCTTGTCAATGGGTAGACGTAGCAGAGAAAACAGGCGAGATTATCAGCAAGGCAGATAACGGGGAATCTATCATAACTAAAATAGTTGACCTACTTAACTCACTTATGGATAAAGTAGCACCTGATGAATCGTTAGCGGTTGATATGTACGCTGACTTAAAAGAGATTAAAGGGGTAGAGATATTCCAAACAGGTAAATGGAACGGGGACATGTACTCACTAGATGACCTTAAAGAAATGGTTAATTCTTTTGAGCCGTTAAAGGCAACCTTACAACCGTTTGTTAAATTAGGGCATAACGAAAAACAACCGCTATTAGCTAAAGACGGTTTACCTGCGGCTGGTTGGATTGAGAACGTATACATACAAGGAAATAAATTATTAGCTGATATTAAAGATATGCCAGCTACTATTTATGAACTCGTTAAGAACAAAGCGTATAAGCGCATTTCTAGCGAGATATACTGGAATCTGAAAGATAGTTCAGGCAAGGTATTCAAAAGGGCTTTAAAAGCAATCGCACTTCTTGGCGGAGACACTCCAGCAGTGGGCAGTCTTGCAGATGTTCAGGCGCTTTATAGTAAACGGGTAGTTAGTGACCTTGAGGGCGACCTCAAAACTGCTGAGATAGAATATTTTACAAAGGAGGACATTATGGATATTGAGAAATTAAAAGCAGAGTATGCAGAGAAAAAAGCTGAATACGACGCACAACTAACAGCTAAAGATGAAGAGATTAAAGTATTAACTGAATCTAAAACTGGTCTTGACGCTAAAGTTGCAAAATATGAACTTGATACTGTAAGAGTTGCGGTTGAAACTAAAGTTGATGACCTAATCAGCAAGAAAAAAGTTTTACCAGCACAAAAACAGTATATGGTTGATAGTCTTATGAAAGAAGTTGACGTTAAAGTTTTTTCTGAAAAGAAAGAAGAAGCATTTAGCGACAGCCCATTAGTTAAATTGTTTGAAGAAGGTGCTGACGTAGTTGACACTGACGAAAAAACAACTAATGAAGAAAAGAAAAGCGAAGACGTAAAAGAAGAAGAAAAGGCGAAAGAAGTTAAAGAGGCTACTTCATATGAAGAAGCTAAGAAAGTTTATAACAAGAAAGGAGTTGAATAATTATGGCTAGTATACACAGTTATCCTGACGCTTCATTTAAAGCTGGTACAGGAGTAAACACAACTACAGCGATATATAAAGCTGTATACCTAAGTGCTGATAACACAGTTTCGATTTGTAAAACAATTACAACTCAAGCTGCTTTTATTGGTATCTTACAGGACTACGCTAATACAACTGGGGCTGCTGTTCCTGTTCGTTTGGCTGGCCCAACAAAAGCAATCCTTAAAGGTGCTTCAATTACAGCTGGTGACTTCGTTGCCGTTGCAGTTGGTACAACAACCGCTCTTGGACAAGTAGCGCCACACTCTATCAAAATGGGTGATACACCTACAGCAGGTTCAGCAGTTCTATTAGGAAGATGCTTACTAGGTTCTCAATCTGGTACGGATACTGTTTGTGAAATATTCTTACAACCAGTAATTAGTAATGCACTTACAACTACAGTAGTTGCATAAAATAAAAGAAAGGAGTAAATATTATGCCATATGGTAAAGGATTAGGGTTACAGCAAATAAACCCCGGGCTAAGTAATTTGTCCGTAAAATATGCTAATGATAGAAATGGGTATGTATTCAATAAGTTCCCTACGCTTCAAGTAGCGCATGAGACTGATGACTACTATATGTATGGACGTGAAGCGTTTCAGATCCCTGAAACAATTCGTGCAAATGGAGCGGAGGCGAATCAATCAGAGTATATCTTATCAACTGCGACCTATTCACTTGATAGACATTCTTTGAAAGACATCGTAACAGATAGAGAGCGAAATAATGCCAACATCGGGCTTAACCCTGACGTTGATACTATGGAGCATCTAATAGATCAAATTATGAACAGACTGGAATATAATGCACAAAGCACTATATTCACTACTGCTACATCGTTTGACAATACAGGTTCTTTGGCTGCAGCTTACACATGGAATTTGTTAACAACTACTACCGATGTTATCGGGGACGTTAACTCAATGACAAGTGTGATAATGAAATCTTGTGGTAAAGAAGCTAACAATCTTGTAATGGGTGAACAAACTTTCCGTTACTTGAAAGAACAACCTAATGTTATTGACAGAATCAAATATTCAGAACGTGGTATTATCACTGCTGATATATTAAGTGCTGTTTTTAATGTTGGTAATCTATTAGTAGGTAAGGCAGTATATGACGCTGGCGTTGAAGGTTCTGCTACACCAAGTACAACTTGGATGTGGAATTTGAAAGTAGCTGCAATGTACTTAGAGCCTAATGCTAAGTTGAAATCACCATCTGCTCTTTACAATATTGCAATGAACTCAAATGGAGAATATCCATATGCAGTTAAAAAGTATCGTAATGAAGCTAGAGAAGGTGACGAAATCGAAGTAAATGCTTTTCACAAAACACTCTTGACTGGTAAGTCAGCAGGATATTTGTTAACTGCACACGCATAGTATATAGGTCTTTGGCGGTTTAGCCTTAATTAAACCGTCACTCAAAATAAAAAAAGGAGTATTATAATGGCAGAAAAAAGAGTAAGAAGATCAACAGCAAAAGCTAATAACATAGACCAAGCAGGGAACGTACCAGATAAGGTTTTACCTGGACGACCAAAGAACGCTGAAAAGGGTGTTGAGACTGAGGCTATTACAACTAAAGAAGTCTTCATGCAAACACCTACTGGCAGACTAGATAAAAAGACATACCAAATATTCAAAAAATACGTTACTAAAGCAGACGGCACTAAAGCGTTAAAAGGTAAGTATAGAAAACTTCTCAAAATAGAGAAAGGCGTTAAAGGATAATGACTTATTGTACAGCCACAACGGTAATATCAGAATACCTAATATTCCCACAGACCACGGCTGTACAGCGTTACACTGAGACATCTGCTCTTATCACTGCTAAAGTGCCGAGGGCAGATGCTACTATAGATTCATATTGTGCTAGACGATACACAACACCGTTTAGCCCTACCCCACCAAAGATAGAAGAAATCTCAATCAAGCTATCTGCTTATTACGCACTTATATCTAAATTCACAAGGGACTCACACAACACTAACGACTGGGTAGAAAAGTTAGGTGAAGAGGCTACCGCAGACTTAGAGATGATTCGTGACCGTAAGGTTGACCTCGTTAACACAGCAGGTGCATTACTCACAGAGAAGCAAGCAGACAGCCGTATAATTAGCTCTACAGAGGACTATCAACCGTTTGCTGATGTTGATACAGTAACGTCGTGGGTTGTCGATACCGATAGATTAAATTCTATAGATAGATAATTTTCTTTATATTATAATCTATTTATCAAAAGAGTGAGGTATTTATATGAAAAAAGTATTAATATTATTAATGTGTTTGTTATTTTTATCTGGATGTTATGATTACAATATCCCATTAAATCAAGAGGCTAAAATTTATAGTATTTGTGCAGTAGACAGCATAAGTGGAAGCTTTTTTCTTGGTTCAGGTTATATATCTAGTGATAGATATTATTATTTTTATATAGAACAAGAAGGTGGATTAGTACTTTGCAAAAGTAACGCAAGTGATGCAATTATATATGAAACCGATTTGTTAACTCCAAAAATAGCAATAAGCTGTGAAAACTTTGCATTCGGAATAAATTATACAGCTGAAGAATTTGTTTCTCGTAATATAAAATATAATTTAGATGATAGCGAAATACATGTTAAATCAATTAAGTTATACGTTCCTAAAGGGACTATTATAAAAGAATTTAAACTGTAATGGCTAGCAATGTAGAAATACAAATGGACGGGCTTAAAAAACGGATTAATACTATACGCAAAAGAGCAAAAAACGCTAATCCAATAACCCAAAAAGTATCTATCTTGATGTATAAAGATATTAATGACCATTTTAAAAAGGAATCTGGGCCAAGGAGTGGTTGGAAGCCTCTTAAATACCGTACTGGGAGGGCGTTACAAGACACAGGGGATTTAAGGAAAAGTGTACAGGCTAGTAATACAAAAGAAAGTGCAACCGTAAGCGCTGGTAATGATGAAGTTGATTATGCCGCTGCCCAAAACTTTGGTGCTA